ACAACGTTGGTATCAGCACTGCCCGCAAAGTGCAGGCAGTTGTAGACACCATCTTCAATCAAGGTCAACCCGCTATCTCCGAGATTCGCAAATGAACTACACCAAACAACAACTAATTGATGCACTTCAACGGGAGTATGAGTGGTTATGCCATGATGATTTCGATCCTGATGAAGATCTAACAATGGAAGAACATCTAGATATGCTGCAGCAACTATCCTATGATGAGTTGGTAGAAGAGACATCGACCGATGACATTTTCACGTTAGATGAGTTTATGAGGACGTATGGGTAGAGAGCAAAAGTATTACAACTGTAACTCAAGTTTATTAGATCCAGTTTGTGTGAGAGATTATGTCTCTCCTGATGGAATGTGGGCGGTGATTCCTGTCATTGGTAACAAGGAGTGGGTTATCATCCACGAGGGAAAAGTGCTAAGTGATGTATCACGCACCTTCCAAAGTGCCATGAGTAAAGTAGAACAATACAAAAAAGGGAAATCTCCCCGCAAGAAACGATCTACTACCCCCGCCGCACAGAAATCACAGAAAAAAGCGAAAACGCCTAGTAAGGCAAAGGGATCTCAGACCAAGAAACCCAGTGCCACCAAGGGAACCACGAAACCCAAGAAAAAATCTAGTGGACAGTCCAACAAAGTGGCACAGTCCACTGGGAATCCGTTGCTGGATGCATTACAATAACAAGGTAATCAAGAGAGGAACATGACCACTAAAACTAAGAAACTCTTTGTCACTCCGCTCTCCCGCAAGGCAAAGAATCGCTTTGCAAATGAGATGGATCTCTTCCATACTTGTTTTGTTGAGTGTGAGAAGATGCATGAGGGAATGAATCACGTTTTCCTCAAGTCTCTTAATGGTGGTTACTTCTTCTGGGTGCCAGAAAAAGGTAACTCTGATTGGAAAGTTGAGAAGTGAGTATTGACTTCAAGACTGTTTTAATCAAGGAGGAGACACTCGATCTCCTCCGCACGTTGATACAGGCAGAGGTCAAACTTGCTGTTCTTCAACATACTCGAATCAAACCAGATGCCGACGCAATACAAGATCAGTTGGCAATCTGCGACGTAATTTACCACTCACTTAAGGAAACTCTCTAATGGATGAACTCGAACTGTCTCGTTCACGTTGCCTGGATGTCATCGACACGGTGATCTCCAAACGATTGAATGATCTATTGGACAATGATAAGTATGCGGATGCTAGAGCAATCGCACAAGAAATGTTCCTAATTGGTGATGATGATCTCGATGAATGTTGGGATGATGAGATCATGTTTATAGAGGATATTACTGGAATGACAGACGAAGAACTCGCTGACCTCCAGTTTGATGTGACAGTTGAATAACCTGCACACATCACGCGCCATGAGGCGCCTCTACCCTGTATATTAAAAGAGTCAAAGGAATCACACCTAATGAGCACTAACGCACGAATCGGCATCAAACTTGCAGACGATTCTATTGTTTCTGTTTATCATCACTGGGATGGTTATCCTGAGTGGTTGGGTCGTATGTTGGAACGGCATTACAATACTAAAGAGTCAGTCACCGATCTAATTGATGGTGGCGATATGTCTTCTTGTTACACTAACTCTGGGTTCAATAATGAACCTCTTGGTGGTGATCGTCCTCTTTATTATACTATGCGTGGGGATGAACTTACTCCTCCTCAAGTTGCAGAATCTCTCACAGAATACCTCGAACAGTCTACTGATTGTGGTGGAGAATACGCCTACGTTTTTGACAATGGCGAGTGGTTCTGTTACAATACCCAAACCTGGGGGGATTCTTACGGTCAAATTGTAGAAATCCCTGAACCATTTCCTACCGATCATGACTGAGATTCCGAAGGAACTTAGGTCGTTCCTGAGTACGCCACAGAAACATATTAAGTTCCTTCAGGATCTTAAAAAAGACCTCAAAAAACACCCACATAAAATTAAGAGGAGGAAAAAGAAATGATAGAACAACTGCCATTCTTTTCCATCTCTTTCTATAAAATCTCTATCCCTAATTGGCAAGAGAGAAAGCAAAGGATTAAGGACATTGTTGGTCTTAATCCTGAAGAAAATAGAATAGATATTTGTTACTCAGATTATTTCAAGTATAATAATAGACCACCGTACTTGGTGACCTTCGTTGCTGAACTCAGGGAGGAACTATCGTATTTCCTGGATAATGCAGGAATCAAAGTAGAACCTCCCGAAGAGTGGCAAATGTGGTCACAAATGTATGTCGGTGCTGATTCTCATCCCCTACATAATCATGGGTTTGGGAATCTTTCCGCAATTCTTTATCTAGATTTTGATAAGGAACACCACCAGAGTACAAGGTTTTATTCACCACTACCTAACCCGTTCTTTGGCACCATTGAACGTTATCAACCTGAGGTGAATGAGGGGGATATTATTCTATTCCCGTCTACAATTCTCCATGAATGCCCACCATCGTACTCTGACATTCCTAGGTCCATTGTTGCATTTAACATCCCTATCGCTGACCAGAATGTATAAACTTAACTGCACTATTACCGATGAACAAAGATCTCTTCTAGCAGATGCTTTGTATTACTACAGCGAAATGTTGGGGAGTGATGCTGATGGATCCGAAAAACTTAATGCTCTAGAAGAACTCGAAGAACACCTAGACGCACATTTTACGGAGTCAAAATGATGGAAAGACTATCTCCAGAAGATATACAGTTGGAAAGTGTATCAAAGAACTTCGAATATGAGAAGATCTCTCGTCAAATTGATGAGTGTGACGATGTAGCAATTTTGAAACAAATGCTGCGAGTGCAGGTTAAACTGTACTACAAACTGCAAGAAACAATGATCTCTACCCTGAAAATGAAATGAGCAATCTTAGACACCAAATTAAGTCCCAATGGTATTACATCTTTTGGGGAATCGCAACAGTTGCTGTTGTCTCTGGTCAAGTTTATGTTGGCATGGGTTATCGACAGATGGCACAGAGTACAACTAACCTGCAACAATTCTTTGTCCAGTTGTTAAAGGATGCTGGCGAAAACTATGAGCGATACTGAACAGATATTGCGTATTCTAACAGAACACCTAAAAGGCGAATTGAAGCACTATATTATTAGTGATAAAAACAAATCATATAATAGGATTGTGATTGAATATGCACATTCGAGTAAATCAACAGATTGATGTTCCTATGAGAATTGTAGGCAGTATCGGTGTGATTATTGCCTACCTTGTTATTCTCCACTCAAATGTTTTGGTTGGTGTAACAATCAACCTGATCGCAGATCTAATTTCAGTGCCATACTTTGTTAGAACGAAGTCATGGGATGTTGTTGTTATGTTATCTTTTCTACTCTGCATTTCTGCCTCTAAACTATTCTCATGAAACGCCGTTGGGATCCACTTCAAACTGGTTTTTATTGCGTTGACTATATACTCGATGGTGAGGAAAAAACTGCTGTTTATTTTCAACTAGAGTCTGCACAACAGGCACTAATTACAATGATGAGAAAGGGCATCGAATGTAATGGAATGAGAGAATGGCAACCTAATGGGCAAGAAGAAAAAGAGTAAGACTATTTGGCGACTATGGGCAAAGGCATTAGGAGCAAAGGAAGGAAAGAATGATCGAGAGGCAGATATTATTGCTGGCATACGCACCTTTATTTTTATTTCTTACTTGGTTACAAATGTCGCTATTGTATCTAATGCGGTAAGACATTGGAATGATAGTGTAAATAATACACACACGATTGAGAAACAAAATGAATAAGTTTTACATGTTCACAAAAGACTCTTGTGGTCCTTGTGGATTGGTCAAACGATATATCAATGCCCTCAAAGATGATCGCATCAGTATCATTGAGGAGGTGTATCTTGAGGACTTTAGTGATGATCCTATCCCACAGGAAAATATTGCACTTGCAAAGAAGTATGGCGTGACTGCTACACCTGTGTTGGTCATTACTGATGAGGAAGGCAATCTCCTGGAGTCATTTACTGGTGGAATAGGCATAACTCAGAACATCAAAAAGATGTGGGATCAGTATGCTTAGTGCCTGGATTCACATTGTAGCATTCTTTCAAGTTGTGGTGTTGAGTTGTATTCAACCTGCCAACTGGAAGTATTGTTATCGAGTGGATCAATGGTTGGTGCCTGATCTAATCGAAGGGTATCAAATCTGGTCAGGTGAGAAGCGTCCATATCAAAGTGAAAAGGATTACTTAAATAGTCTAGACGATTGACACCCGAAAGGGTGTTTTTTTGTGCCTAATTGCCTTTTATATAAAAGCAAACTCAAAAACACAAGTATATCAACTTTAGTCGTGTGACTATATAAAAACTGTCACAAGGGCGCTTGTGGTGTGGATTGTAGTGGTTTAATATAAAACCATGAAAAACACCCATCTCGAGCATTCTGAGGATTCTATATTAAATGATGGCAGAAGTGGTGCTATCAACATCCTCAAGTGGTTTGCTGATAAGAACAGCACACTAACTGTCAAGTATGACGGTGCGCCTGCTATTGTGTGGGGTGTTAATCCCGAGAATGGTAAGTTTTTTGTTGGTACTAAAAGTGTATTCAACAAGAAGAAGATCAAGATCAATTATACTCACAATGATATAGAAGTTTATCATGGCGATAAACCTCACGTCGCATCTATTCTTCATATGTGCATGGAGAATCTGCCTCGTTTGAGTGGTGTTTATCAAGGTGACTTCATTGGTTTCGGTGGTAAAGATAGTTACCGTCCCAATACTATAACCTATGAGTTTCCTGGTGTTGTCAACCAGGACATTGTGTTTGCTGCTCATACTTCATATGTTGGTGCAACAATGAAGACAATGCAGGCACAATTCAGTTTCGATGTAGAATTGCCTGAGTCCAGTAACTATAACTTTCTCGATACAACTGCTGTTCGCACACGTCAATCTAACCGTGCAAAGTTGTTGATTGCACTTGCGAAAGTGTTGGTGCGTTTCGTACAGTTTCCCGATCAAAAGGTTGGGGCATATGTTAAGACTGTCATCAATAATTACATCCGAGAGGGTAAAGAACTCGACCCCAAGTCTCTGTCTAAGGAGACTGGATTGTCTGCAAATCTGTTTCATTTGTATAACCTTCTGATTGAAATTAAAGAACTCATCATTGATAATTGCAGGGCATTTGAGGACGTTGCCTGTTATGTCAAGGATGAAGAATGTGAACACGAGGGTTATGTTATGACAAACAAATATGGGACATATAAATTAGTCAGGAGACGCATTTTCTCCTATAATAACTTCAACGTTGCAAAGAACTGGAGTGACTGATTATGACATATGTTCCTGCTGTTAATGATTACGTCGTCTGGACAGATACACTAGGCAAAGTAATCGAAGGGTGGGTTTATTTTGTAGATTCTACTTACATTACCATAGAGATTGGCGTAAAAGATAAACCAGAGTGTCCATATGAGAATAAAGTATTGCATAAAAAGACTCACTGTTGTGTGCTCTGTTTCCATGAAGATTGGCATCAGTTAGAATACATTACCTCACGCCCTAGTAAGCATCATAATACAGACCCCTGGGGTGGACAGTTGAACGAAGTGTCCACTAAACCCGCCGAGGTCGCCGTTTTGTGCAATACTTAAAGAGTCAAAGGAATCGGATCGAATCAAATGCAACTCACCTCCAAAGATGGCAACATGGTTGTTGACTTCTATCCCGTCAAGTTCAACGACGGAAGTGTTAGCGAGTCCCGCATGATTAAGATCGTTACTTTCATGGGTGGGACGCAATCCAAGTCTCTGATTAACAAGAAAGACTTCCAGCGTGAGGTAGATTCTCGGGTTGAAGGTTACGGTTACAATGTAACTGGTTTCAACGAGATTCCTCAACTCCAAGGTGCTCTCGGGATGGCATGTTGATGAGTTTAATTAAACAACACTTGCACAACTTACAAGAGGATTCAATGAACATTACACTTGACAACATGCCCGCAGTTTGTAAGAAGTATGGTCTGAATCTCGACCAAGAGAAAGTTGCTTACCATACGGTGAGTCTGTGTGGCAAACTCTATGACTCCATCAAGGAGCAAACCCTTCGGTGGCATGAACAAGCAATCATGTCTAAATCTGACACCGATCATCTATATCACATCCGTAAGATTCGAGAGATCAATGAGTCTGGCGTGGACAAAGAGTTTTATATTGTCACGGGTCGCAAATATCTGAAGATTGTTTATTTTGACGGTTCGCAACGTAGTGCTCATGCATTTGTAGATAAAAAGACTGGTGATGTATATAAATCTGCCTCATGGAATGCTCCTGCAAAGGGTGTGAGATTCAATCTCCTCGATGATACCTCACGAGAGGATTGTTTCGCCCGTGTTGATTGGGCAGGAGGTTATTTGTATGCTCGATGAGATCAATTTTCCACACAATCCACCCAAAGGTTATCACTATGAGACAGTACAATTTAAGAGTAATGTTATTGCAATCTGGACTGTATATGATGGTAGGTTTAATTACAATAGTGGCGATGAATCTCGTTGTATCTGGGGATTCTACAATACAAAGACAAAGTGTTACCACTCGCCTATCAATTCCTCCAAGCAAGGTAGTGCGGTAGACCTAAAAGATACCACACCGTATAGCGCAATGCCCATCAATTTGAGCATATTAGAGAGGTGCTTCGTGTGACAGTCGCCGTGCTGTCCACCAAACCCGCCAAAGGGTCTCGATCGGTGCAATACTAACAGAGTCAAAGGAATTGCACAAAATGCACGCTCTTCAAACCATTTCATACGCTGATCGCGAAATGTTCGCTTACAACGCTGAGCGTGAAAAGAAGCAAAAGGAGATCGATCGAGTGCTCGCTCAACCCGAAACTCGTGCCCGTTATGCTCTTCAATTCTACTATGACTTCATGGATCCTGAGATGAACAAAAAGGCACTCAATCGCTTCAGCGAGTTCATGGATGTGATTGAGTACAACAGCGAACCCTACGAACTTTACTGAAATGACTACTGTTATCCTTGGTTCTTTAATCATTCTCTGGTTTTTTGCCCCCAAATGGAAATGAACAATCAACAAAAACTGATTATGACTACCAAAACTTGGGTTGTTAAACTTGAAATTGCGATTGATGAGAATAGTCATCCTCGCAAGTTTATCCCTGATGCCATTACTGAATGTCTGAATCTTGAAGAAGGTGAAGACATTATTGATTACAACTTTGTG